TTGTTAGAGTAGATGGTACTTCCTTATTTGTTATAAATGGCTATGACAATAGTCTACAAACAAATATGGATTTAAGAATATTTAGAAACCGATCCAACGAACGAATGCAAGGTCGAATGGCAGAATTCTTTACAGTAGCAGACGTTCCTGGCACAGGCGGCACAGATATAACAGATGTAGAAAAAGCAGAAGGATACCTTGCTCACAAGTGGGCACTAACAGGCATTTTACCTGGCGGGCATCCGTACAAGAGTTCAGCACCAACAGGATAAATATAAAAAAGGACATATAGAATGGCAAATAGATTTCCACTAGTAGTAGATGCAAACGATCAGAATATTAAAGAAATACCTGATGGTGATAGTTTAGACTTCCAAGGCATTGCTATTGCAAATTTAAATAATCTAACATTAAATGGTAATTTAGCCGCAAACACAGCAACGCTTAGTAGCACACTAACAAGTGTGGGCATATCAACTTCTGGTCCTTTATCAGGCACATCTGCAAACTTTACCTTAAATGTTGATGTTGCTGGAAATATTGATGTTGATGGTACAATTGATGCTGGTAATTTTACTGTTAATGGAGCAGCATTAAGCACTATTCAAGTGAAATCTGATTGGAATGAAACTAATCCAAACGATCCTTCATTTATTCAGAATAAACCAGTAATTAGCGGTATTGATAGATTGACAGATATTCCTGATGTATTTGCAAATTATCCTTCAGATGGTTCTGTCACAAACAAAATATTAAAATGGGATGGATTTAGTTGGCAAGGTGTTGACGCCTCGACAGGAGGAGGCATAGCACTAACAGATCTGAGTGTAATAATTAACAGTGCTTCTGGAAATGGTACTTTGTCATATAATAGCGGTACTGGTGAATTTTCATTTACTCCTGCATTGGTACCAACATCAACTAGTCAACTTACAAACGACTCTAACTTTATTACACTCACAGATGTAACTAATTTAAATTATATCACCAGGTCAGGTATTAGTGCAGGTGATCCAATTGCTTATGACAGCAACACAGGTGTGATTAGTTTTGACAATACAAATACACAATTTGTAACTCTTGCACAAGTATTGTTAAATGTAGGCATAGACGAAGTTTTAACAGCAGGTGCTATTACAACTCAAAGTGCTACATTTGGTGCAGTTAACGCAAATGGTGTATCAAATAGTACAATAACAAATGCAGAAATTACAAATCTAAATATTGTTACAGGTATAACAAGCACAAATGGAAACTTTACAACTACAAACGGTAATCTAGTTGCAACAAACGGAGATGTAACCGCTGGCGATTTAGTTTCAGGAAATGAAGTAACTGCTACTGTAAGAGTAAACAGTCCAGAAGTTAAAAATAGTGGAAATATTTCCATCAATGCGGGTGACGGTAACAGGGTTACTGTAGACAATTATTTAAGAGTAATACCTGATTCTAGTCGTCCTAGCTCTCCACAAACTGGAGATATGCACGTAACAAATGATTATTTGGAAATATATTCTGCAAATGCAACAGGAACAGGTACAGCAGGTTGGTTACAAATGCCTTGTGCAAACGGAGAAAGAGGTTTGCAACTTCCTTTCTTTACTACTACAGAAAGGAACTCTATACCCAGTCCACGTGCAGGAGAATTAATTCTTAACACCACAACAAGTATTGTACAAATTTATAATGGAACCAGCTGGGTAGACCTTGGATCATAATATACTTCGTTTGTGTGATAAATATAAAAAACGGAGAAAAATATGGCTATCCAAACTATTAATGTGGGCTCATTAGCAAATGATGGAACTGGTGACGACCTTCGAGAAGCATTTATAAAAGTAAATCAAAACTTTCAAGAACTTGATCTAAGAGCAGCAAACATAGATGCTGAAAATGTTGGCATCGGTGGATTTACAGTTTTTAAAGAAAAAAGTGGTAATACTTTTAGATTTAGAGCACTACAATCTGATCCATTGGCACCAGGTACTGTTGACTTTAGAGTAAGCGATGATGGAAATACACTATTCTTAAAAAGCACACAGGCCACTTTAGTGTTTACAGATGGCACACAAACATTAACTAGTAATGTAAGTGAACCAGTTATTTTCCAAGGTGCACCTGGCACTGGTGCAAGCGTATCCGTAAACAATAGCACTAAAACTGTGCAAGTTAGTAGTTTACTGGTAAACGAAAATTCACCTTCTGTAAGTGCAACATTGAATATGAGATTGAATAATATTATCAATGTTGGAACTATTAACGGAGTAAACATATCTGATATTGCTGATGTAGCCTCTTTAGATTTCGGCGGCATCTCAAATGTGATAACTAGTATACTGGATTATTTGGCGTTTACCACAGATGTTGATTTTGGAACAATAACTTCACCAGCCAATGTAGTATTGGACGAAGGTTTAATAGTAAGTTAAGGATTTTTAAATGTTCAATGTAGTGAATGGCTCTATAATTCTAACAGTTGACAGTGATGATCAAAGACCAATAGTTTTGCCATTGCCGATTACTACAGAAAATAGTACAAATAACATTATAGACTTTATCAGTGACAATGTAGGCCCTGATACTACAGTTTATGTCGATATGGATAATACTATTGCAGATTTTAATAAGGCACTAGCAGGTTTATTTGCTTATACTAATGCAAGAGATATAGCAGCAACAACAGAAGAAAAAGTTGCTACAATTTCAGCGGCAATGCCTGGCTTCTTTTTAAATTTAGAAAAATTGCCTCAAGCAGAATATCTTTTATCTAAGCTAGGTAATTATCAAATTTTAACAACTGATACAGGGTTATTAAACGGTAACGGAGAAAAAGTAGATTGGGTAACTAATAATTTAATTACATATCCTCCAACTGGTGACGTACTGTTTGCCCTTAACTTTAACAAAGGTCCTTATGCAAATGCAACTAGCGTATTAATTGATGATAGTCCTACATATGTTAAACAATTCAAAGATGCAGGCGGAGAAGCATTTAGGTATATATGGTCAGAGATAGTTGCAGGATCATTACCTCCTGGATTTAGCTTAGTTAATAATGAAATTGTAGGAACTCCAATAAGTCAAAATACTACAACAACAAGCACATTTACTGTCAGAGTACACGATAATGAAGGTTACTTTGAAAGAGAATTAGCTATAACAGTTAACGCTGATCCTAATTACAACGCTTGGCAAGTTCAATCGCCTTATGATCTAGGTAGATTTATTGAACGTACACAAACTAATATACTTTTACCTATTGACCAAACAGATTCGCCAACAGTTGCAGTGATCGCTGGAGAACTACCTCCGGGTTATAGACTTGAAGGATATAATATAGTAGGATCTGCATTTGAAGTTGCAAGATTAAAAACTTTTGATTTCGTAATACGTGCAACAGTAAACAACACAATAGCAGATAGAAAATTTAGTATTACCATAGAAGGTGAAGATGCTCCTCAATGGGTAACACCTGCAGGTGATTTAAATATAGGATCTACATTCTCAGAAAGTTTTTGGATTGATGAAGTAAATAGCGAATATGGTATATACTCAACAATTAATTATATCACATATACTGTCACAGTTGCACCAGGCACAAATAGTTATGGAACAGGAAACAAATATTATATAGATGGTGTTCTTAGTCCAGCATTAACATTAAGAGAAGGAAGCACATATAGGTTTGATCTTTCAGATGAATCAGTTGAAACACACGGTTTGAGATTTTCTGTAACTCCAAATGGAATATGGGGTGCAGAACAAGTTGGAGAAGAATACACAGAAGGAGTCACGGTTGTTGGAACAGCAGGTAACGTAGGCGCATATGTAGAAATATCTGTACCAAGAAATGCACCTAATTTACATTACTATTGTATAAATCATAGTGGTATGGGCAATAGTGCAATAACAAGTAAACCAACAAGTTACACAAAACAAAATGTAACTACATCAAACGGAGTTCCTAGTAATAGCACAGGAAACAATGGCGATTATATTTTTGATACTATCAATAACATATTTTATGTCAAATACAATGGAATATACAAGTTAGTAAATCAGTCTCAGTTAAGAAGTTTGTATGGTAACACAACAAGATTAGAAGTTAGCACAACAATACCTAATCCGCTTGAAGTAGATTTTTGGTTCAACATAAATCCAGATAATCAAGGATTAAAGTTTAAGATTGCAAACTTTAATAGTAGCAAACTTTTGTGGCAGCCAAATAATTATAAACTATCTAAAACTGCACCTATTGATCCAGAAGATAAAGATTTGTGGATACAATACTTTGACAATGACACAAAAATTATTCTTAGATATTATGATAAAGACGAATTGCAATGGATTCCTTTACCTTATACATCAAGCAACGTTCCTCCAGAACGAGCATCTAATGCGTTTTTTGTAATAGATAATAGTAAAGTTGAGTTTCAATTAGAGGCCATAGATCCAGATTTAACAGCCGGCGACACTTTAAAATATTATATTCAAGACGGCGATGGAGAATTACCGCCAGGATTGACACTTTCATCAAGTGGAAAAATTGCAGGAATAGTGGATCCTATACTTGCTCTTGATTCAGATAATTACGATCCATATGGAGATAGTACAAGACAACAACAAGGTGTGACTGATACAGAAGGTTATGATAGTTTTAGTTTTGATACACAATTCTATGGTTTTGGATTACCAAGCAGGAATCCAAGGAAATTAAATAGAGAATATGAATTTTTTATTACTGTAGCAGATGATGTTAGCGAAAGTAAAAGACGCTTTAGTATATATGTTGTAAGTGATGATTTTTTAAGAGCTGATAATACAATTATGAGATCTGCAACTGGATTGTTTACAGCAGATGTTACATACCTAAGAAGGCCTATATGGTTGACTCGAGGAGACCTAGGTTCAATAAGAGCTGATAATTACAATACAATTTTTATAGAAGTTTATGATCCTAATTATTTACTAGGAAACATTAACTACAATTTATTAAATTATAATGATGATGGTACGCCTAGTGTAGTTCCTGATGGATTAGAATTTGATAGTTCTACAGGTGAATTAGCAGGTATAGTGCCTTATCAACCAGCAGTTGAGAAAGAATATAAATTTACAATTGAAGCGACACGTAGTGAAGCAGATCAAGAAATATTTGAAGTAAACACAAATATCCTTGAAGATACACTTGCAGGAGCTGAAGTATTAAAGGTTAGAAAAATTTCACGTGATATGTCAGACGGTATAGATGATGTAGTCGCGTTAATAGATACAGCAGTTACAATAGAAAATAACGATTACTTGATTCTTAATATTAATGAAGATGAAAGCGATGATTATGATGTTTTAGAATTTGCATATCCATTACTTCCAAGTCCAAATTTCAAAGCACTTACGTTGTTTAAAGAAATACAAGCAGGTGATTCTTTTGCAATTGCATATAAAAACAATCTTACAGAAACTGATATTGCAAAATGGGTAGGACGTAACATAAGATATGCAAGCACAAATAATGTTGTTGATAAAATAGAATTTATTAATAATTATAGGTTTATTGGTGAAAGCAACCAAATGCTTGGAGTTAATCATTTGGCTGCAGGAATATCAATCACACCAGGAGAACCAATACAAACTACAATTAAACGTGCATTATCTCAAGTCACAGGCATTGCACAAGATTTAATAATTGTAGACGCTACGGATCTTACAAGTATTGTTGTTAATATACCACAAACAGCATCAAGCAATAATAGAAATTTACTAGAAAGTGTTTTTGATACTGAAGATAGTGCACCAGTAGAAAGTGTAGTAGATGATGAAACAATAAAAGTTACATTTACAGGAAACTGGAGTGTTAACGTTCTAAAAGATACACAATTTGCTATAGGTGCAGTAAAAGATAAAAATATTAAAAAACGTTTGACTGAATCAAAAACAGAATTTACTTCTACAAGTAAAACATTTACTATAAAAGTTTTAGGAAATGTAGAAAGCACTATTCAATGGATTACGCCAGAAGTTTTACCAAACTTAGGTGCTAATAGGATTAGTTATTTAAAAGTTCAAGCACAAACTACACTTGCAGGTGCAAATTTACGATATGACTTTATATCAGGAAAACTTCCTCAAGGTTTAGAACTTAAACCTAACGGAGAAATTGTAGGAACAACTTCACAATTTGGAACAGCATCATCTCCTGGTCTTACTACACTGGATAACAGGGCCACAACATTTGACGGTGCAACAACTACATTTGATAGAGATTTTAAATTTAAAGTTCTTGCAAGAGATAGATTCGGTTATAGTGCAGTATCAAGAAATTTTACACTTAAAATCGATGATACAGATAACAAATTGTATAGCAACGTGTTTATGCAACCTTTTTTAATTAATAATCAACGCGAAATTTATGAAAACTTTATAAATGATTATACAATTTTTACTCCTAATTTAATTTATAGACCTTATGATAATAATTTTGGTTTACAAAAAAATCTAAGAACTTTAGCATTTGCAGGAATAGAACAAAAAAGTATTGCAGATTTTGCTTCTGCTGTTAGACAAAATCATAAAAAGAAAAAATTTAAGTTTGGCGAAGTAAAAACAGCAATAGCTAAACAACCTGGTACAAATGATATTGTTTATGAAGTAGTTTACATAGAAATAATAGATCCTGGCAAACCAAAAAATGGAGATACAGTAAGTAGAGCAAAAATACGTACAGGCACAGAGTTGAAAATAAATCAAGTAAAACTAGAAAGTAAAGATGACGATACGGCAAAATCACAAGGTGTTGGATTCTTTAATATTGTTACTAGGTCAGGAACTCCTGTAAAAGTACAAGAACAAACTGCCGGTTTAATTATTCAAACAAGAGCAGGCACAGATGTGACTATTCCTACAAGTGGAGCTGTAACTATTATTACTAGAATTGGGTCATTGACTATCATTACAACAAGTTTAACAACTGATTCATCTGGCGATCCATTTAGATTTAGGCCAAAAGGTGATGTAATCACAGTAGACCAAACAGCAGTTTTTGCAAGTCAAGGGCTTGATCAATATAGATACATTAGCAATATAGGAACAATGCGTAAACGTATAAAATCAATTGGTGCAAACGAAAGAGAATTTTTACCATTATGGATGCGTACTGCACAAGAAGGAAGTTTAGCAGAAATAGATTACGTTACAGCATTACCGTTGTGTTATACAACACCTGGAGGATCGCAAATAATCAAAGAAAACATTACAAATGCAAATTTTGATTTTAAACAAATCAACTATGAAATTGATAGATATATAGTTGATAAAACATCCGATAGTGATCAAGAAACTTTTATTTTGTTTCCAAATCACACATACAATGAAACATAAATCATAAATATATACGTAGAGGAAAAAGTTTATGGCAAGCAATATTATTTCAGATACAATTGATGAAACATATCCAGTTGCAGGTATTGATAACGATACCCAAGGATTTCGTGACAACTTTAACATTATTAAGACAGGGTTGACCACAGCAAAGTCGGAGATTACCGATTTGCAGGCAAACACACCAAAAACAAATGCAACTTCAAGTTTTAATAATAACACAATATCAAATGTAAACTTTTTATCATCATCTAAAGCTACTACAGTAACAAATGTTTTAGGCGACACTACCGTTACATTAAGTTTTAACACTTCACATTATTTTAGATTAGAAAACATAAACCAGCCAATGACTGTCACTTTAGATGATTGGCCAGAAACACAACAAGCGGCTGAAATTATTATTCATTTTAATGGTAATGGTAGCGGAACACAAGCAGTGACTTTTGCTAGTGATGGTGCCGCAAATATCTATACAGATGGAAATGCAGTT